CGTCTGGGGCGGTTTTGGATAAATACGAGTCTTTTAAAGCATCGATAGCCGCATCTAGTTCCTGCCTTATGCGCAAAGAAGAAAACGTATTATCGTCGGTCAGTGCCGTATTATTATCGGTCAGAGCAATAATACGAGACTTTATTTCAAATAGGGAACGAAGAGACGAAAATACATTGTTATCGGATGATGTACGCCCATCGTCCATCTTTAATACATCAAGATCAACGCCACCGCCATTTATAGGCGTTGGCGTTGTTGTACTAATACTTACCGAACCGGAATTGCGTAAATACTTATTCCGAAACGAATGAGGCACTTTCTTATTTTCTACTTCTATCATGTTTCTATTAATGATACGTTACAACTTTCATTTGCGTAATCAATACTCATTTGATCTACTATCATTTCTCTTTTGAGGGAATTTTCGTAAATCCTAGACAGTATCGAAAAGCCACGATTCAAATTATTGCTGTATCTAAATTTAGGAGCTTTATAATGTGTATAAAACTTGTCTATTAGTATTTGTTCCGGCAATACATTTTTATCGTGCAACGGACTATATACCGTTTTTAAATAATCAAATTTATCCCCTGATTTGGTAGCGCAATTTGAGTAAGAAGAAATGTTTTTTGCGTTTGAGTTGATTAATAGTTCGATGTCGTCCATTTCTGTTACATTATTGTCGTTTATCACGTTGCTGTAAACTACGTCGGAGTCGTCAACTGCGTTATTAAATATATCGTATGTAACTTTATTGTTAGTATACTTAAACGTGAAATCGGATATATGAAATGCAGTACAAGGATGACAGCCCCCATCCGTTCGATACATAGGATATTTTCCTAAATGATTCGGAGTGCTTAATTCAAAGCGTATCTTTCCGCATAGTATTTTATCATCTGGAAGTTTAATCGCGACTCCGTCCGTTGAGTCGTACAGATTAAATCTATAACTAACAGTATTCGTTAATCTCTTTTCATCATCGAAAACTTTATCACCTTCTTTGTTTATATGAACCAAATAGAAACCATCTTTAAGCGTACATTCGTCGTGATACCATTTTTCGACAAAAATATCTTCGCCGTTTTCCCTATACGCATAAACCTTATTGCTATCGGCGAACCCGCCGGAAGCCTTTTCGCCGCTAGCTGAATCATATTCGCCCTTGCTTACAAATCTCCAATCTCCAAATGCATCCTTATATCTATACCATGTAGCCCCTCGATAAGTTAAGTTGTGCGTGATTTTATAATAGCCTCGATTTACTCGATCCGTATAATACTTTTGATTTCTCCATACTTCACCATCATAATAGTAATCATCTATATATAATTTGCAAGGAACCATCGTATTATCAAATCCGGCGCCATATTTTGTATTAGAGTATACTTCATCGGACGTTTTTATTATATCGTTCGGAAGAAAAGAGCCGGACATTCTATAAGCGATATTTATTATGAAATATCCTCCTTTGAATAAAGAATACTCTCCGTTTTTCAATGTTAAAAGAGTCTTTCGAGAAGCACTAATTATATTATACGCTTGCAGGAATGAAACGCAGGTTTTCCAACTTAAAGAAGACGGTTCCCCGTCCTCTGTTATGTAGTCGCTGTACTTCTGCCATACCACACCGGAATATATATCATTAACGTTGTCGATAGTCACTTCAACACCTTCTGCCGGAATATCAAGAAATGAAAAGCTCGGTATCAAATACCCCCAATTACTATTAGATTTAAAAAACGAATTAAGAAGGGTGTAATTCTTTCCGTCTATATCCCTACCAGATATATAATATTTATTGGGATCGGAGTTTTGATTTACTATATCCTTTTCGTCGTCGAGCAACTCCGGGCATAAGTTGGTTATCTGATTCATATTAGCAACAACAGATACTTTATTATACACATCACCAAGCGATATACTTCCCGCGCTTTCAGATACGCCAATATTACGCACATTCAATAGTGCGGAAGGGATTGTTATACTTTCACATGTATCGCTTATTCTATCATAAACGAAAAAATGAAGCTCGTCGTTTTTGATAAAATCATAGTCGATCATATAATAAGCATCCTGATACTGAATGAACGTCATACCGATATATTTAGAGATTTCTTCTAAAACATCTCTACTATTCATCGGCTCGTTAGCTTCATCAAAGAAGTTTCGTTCATGTATATAAATATCTTCTATCAAAGAAGTAGAAACATCTTTCGAGATTCTATTAGTTTTTTGAAAGTACAATTTGTTTAGAATCTTTCCGGGATCGGCAATATCAAGAATGTGCATTATTACATCTTTGAAACTTTTAAAATAGACCTCGGAAGAATTAATATAAGAGTACTTCTTATTTTCCAAAACGGAAATAGTATCGATTGCCTGTATCTCCACTATATTAAGCGGAGTTATATAATCGCTCGAATATAAATTTGGACTCATATATCCAAACCACTCTAAAACATCATCGGTTTTATTATACAAACGAACTTCTATATTTTGCCCTTCGGCTGTATATAGGTCTGATAAAATCTTATCTGTCAATATGCTTGTTACCGAATTAGACATTTTCAACGGCTTGTATAGAGTGTCCGATTCATACTCAACAGTAAACGGGCTATCTGTTAGGGTGAGTTCTTCGGAATACGTTGCAAAGACCGTATGAATTTCAATTCTATACGTCTTGTCTTTCCTGCTCTTAAACTCTGAATAATATCTTAGTTTCATCTTACTTTACTTTTCTGATTATAATGATTACTCAAAACTCCTTCTAAATCTCTTCCATGTATGCGAAACGTTACGTTTGCGGGCTGATTTCCATTTTCTGCAGACGGTGCAATCTTTTGCGATAAGGAGCCATATAAACCGCTATTAAGCATTTGAAACAAATTACTTTGCTGTGATCCGTTTAGAATCATCTCGCCTGAATTGAGTAAAGCCGGAACTTTATCGCCTGTGAATGATGTGCCAGGCACAATACCACCCGTTGCGAATTTAGGAATACTAGCCATTGCAGCGACGACGGCAGCAACGGCGGCTCCCGCCAATAACCAACCGACAACGGGCGTTTCCGCTGCGGAAGCTACGCCGCTAACTACTGCTTCGGTCTGTTTCGCAGTTATTAACGATTGAATAGCCGGAATAGCCTGCGCAATACTGGATATAACATTTGCGCCCCATTGAAGATACGCCGCCGCACTTTCATTGGTTATTCCAGATAAAGACCCCATAATACTACCAACTGCAGATAGAGATTCGGCATACCTTTCATTCATGTCTATATCTTCTTTTTTAAAAAGTGGATCATATTTCGGCAACTTTAAGTTTTTACCTTCTTTCCCATGAGTAGGAACTTTATCTTTATACGTTGGTTTTACCGGAAGAGACAAAGCGCCGTCTTTCATTTCACCATGAGCACTTTTGAACGTTTCTTGCTCTACAACAAACTTTAAACTTATCCTCTTTGATTCGAGTTCATTAATTGTTGCTTGAATGGCGGAACGCGCTTGCATGTCGGTTTCAGCAATAAGTTTTTTATTTTGCTCTGCGATTTGCGTGTCATACCAAGCGATAGAGCCCTCTTTCGGTTCTTCCTTTGGCGTTTTCCCGCCCATTCCTGACTGTGAAGCGCGGTTCGCCGCTTTCGTCATACTAGATAAATTCCGTCCCGCCGCCTCTGCTGCCGTTGCAACGTTTATTAAATTCTGCAACCATTCATCACTCTTCTTTACTAAAATCGCGTTATATTGTATTGCATCCTGATACTTCGATAACATCGGGCTTATTGCCTTACTCAATGCATTTGTATCTGTTGTTGTAACCGTGTGCACATTCATTCCAGAACCCACCGTTTCGTAAGTTGTGAATTTGGCTTTTAAACGATCGTATTCATCTACGAAGTCTTTATACTGTTTCGCTAATTGTGCCTTTTGTTTATCGCCTACCGAAGATACATCTAATCTCAACACTTTATCTATATCTATTGCCGAAACATCTACGCCGTCAAGTCCTATTGCCGCCTTTACCATTGCTTGTAATGCGTTTTGACTTCTTTGTTTATATTGTCCTACGATCTCCTCTTGGTCTTTCAGCGTCTTGTCTAATAGCTCCCTAGCTGCTTTCTTTTGCTCTTCCGTTGAATCCTTATCTTTTAAAATAGTTATTTGTTCTTGTATGGTTGCTTGATTCTTTGCATCAAAATAAGAGAATGACATTTTTGTATTTCCTAATTGATCCATCGCGTTGTATGCTTCGCGTGCTAGACGTATCGTTTCGGTTAACCCGTTCATGAACGGCGTCCAGTCTCCACTACCGATAGAGTAGAAAAATTGGTCTACGCCACCTTTTAAGCCGTCCATAGTACGGGCATATTCATCTCCTAGCGTCTGACTGCTATTCATTACTTTATTGAAACCCTCCGAGGCAGTTACAGCAATACCAAGAACCCCGGCGAACTTCATAACTCCCGATACTGCAACGCCGGACATTTTAGAAATGTCGCTTTGAAAAGCGTTTACATTCTTCTTCGACTTATTTAGATTTGCGTCAAAGTCATTCGTTTTAAGCAATAATCTTGTTACTATATCAGACATCTTTATGCGTGTTTAATTGTGATTCTACTTCTTTTGCTTTAGCTCGTAATCGTTGCATCTCTTCGTCCGTTACGCTCGTATCTTTCTTTTCTTCTTCATCCCACGGGAACCGAAGTATATCGGTTTGCTTTAGCGTCTTTGTGCTATTAGATTGCGCTATAATGAAACCTAACAATCTAGTTTGTTCCCACGCTTCCCGATTGCGTCGATTCAATCCGTCTATAAACGATTCAACCTCGATAAAGTCCATTTTATCGAGGAAGTAATCGGGAGCGATCCCGCCCTCACCGACAACGCGCGAATAAAGTTCGCGTATACTTACGGCTTTCGTTTCCGCGTCGTCACCTTCTTTTTTTTTACGTCATTTCCTGCCGATTGCGAACGTAGTTTGATTTCATCCAAAATAAACTCTTTGAATTGTTCGAATAGCGTCAAGTCATTTTCGCATAATTCGATAAATTCCTCAAATTCCATTTTGAACAATTCCTGATTAGAGGCAAGCAGAAACGAATAAAACAAAAGAAACTCGTCTAACATCTTTCCAAACTGGAACGGATAGCCGGATATAGTTTCGAATACAAAGAACGCACGGAGCGTATATTTCAAAGAAAAATCTTTTCCATTAAGTGATATTGTTTTCATTGAATAAGTCGTTTAGAGGGCGGCAAAACACCGCCCGTAAGTTATTTACTAACTGCTTCCTTTGCAAGCGATCCGGTTCCTTCGAAACTGATTGATAGTGTTGCTTTGTCTCCATCCGGCGCATTTGCTTCTAGCGAAGTGATAACCGCACTACCTGTATATGCACCTTCCGCTAGTGTCCATCCGGCGGCGGGCATTTCGTTTACGTCAGGATTGCCAACAACGCCAAATTTCAGAACAACAGGTTTATGCGCCAAGAACAAAGCGAATAGTTTATCGTAGCTGTTCGCATCTGCATCCGCGCTAAATACATTTTCACTGGAAGCGTTCCAAGAAAGTTTTTTAATGTCCTTTTCCGTCCAGATACCCGAATCTTTACTTTGTGTGTCGATTGTTTCAGCCGAAAGCCCCAATTTGCAAGATGTGGCAAGTGCGATGGCTTTACCGTCGATGAATAACATTAGGTCTTTTCCTAACACT